AAAAAAGATAGATGGTATCGACTATCGATTGCACAAAACATCAATCGGCACCATACAAATCGGATTTGTGCCGGTCGAAAACGTCCTAACAATTGACGGATTGATTGCGTCAATTGAAGCCGGCCGTGCAAATCCGAAAAAGATTGCGGACGACTGGGACTATGGATGCGGCGTTCGTTTGCAACGATACGCTCGATTGATTGTCAAGCCGGACGGAGAATTCAACGACACAAAATGTATGGAGATTGCGGATACATTACCTCCAGATAAGCTTGCACAATTCGCCGGCAACATGGCCGGATTGCGTGCATATTGCAAACAAATTTTTGACGAACGTCAAGCGACAAATCTCAACGATATCGACCCTGAGCGTATTTTCACAGAATTAATCGGACGTTAAAAACGATTGTTAGTTAATCAATTAACAAATTCGGCAATCCGGCTTATTTTTCTATTATTATTTTTTCTTTTGTTAGCTCATCAATCCGATGACAAAATTGTTGTTGCTGGCGCAACAAAGCAGCTAATCCAATCGCACAGTTGACAAAGCCGATTGTTAGATGTTCAAACATTGAACAAGTTGTTCAGCAAATAGACTTTCCCGAGAAACCGTAGGTTTTTATTATCACCGCATCTAATCGCATTATTAAAATTTCTTATACAATATATTATAGATATAATATATCCATAATAAAAAACATACGACTACTCGGGAAAGTCTATCTGCTGAACAACTGAACAATTGTCACTAGCGCAACCAACTAAACAAAGGAGCTCAAAAATGTTAAAATCATCAATCAATCGACCGGCTTGGACGCAAAATAATCTACTAGCGTTCAAGCAACTACACAAAACGCATCGGACTCATCGGACTCACCAAGTCCGCTCAAAGCGTGCAATTGTTGCTAGCGCAATAAAACAACTAAACAATAATCCAAACATTCAACTAAACCGAAAGGAGGTGATTAACAAATGAGCTCAAAACAAATCGATTTAGCCGAGCTAAAATCTGCAATCGCTACAGCAATTGCAAACTGCAAAGACAGCTACGCACAGAGCTACTTACATGCAACCGACGAAGCGCTCCGAGATTACGGCTACAAAGGACTACACGTCCAGCTGCTCTACTGCTTAAGCAACATGCAATACTGGCGAGGTGAAACGGCTCGGCGGACTAAAGCAGTTTTCAAAAAGTACATCAAACTGCTCAAAAAGGCCTAACGTGTAACTAGTAAACGTTACGCCGACTGCTGCTCTCTAACAACTAAATATCGGAGAAACTAAAATGGAAATTACAATCAAAGGCAAATTGAAACAACTGCACATCGAGCTTCTGCAAATCGAGCCAAAGATAGACCTACTACACGATTTAGTTGGCTGCGGACGCTTCGAGTGCATCGCACAAACTGGCGATGGTTACTTTCTCGCAGGCACTTACAACAGCGGTTTCAACTACTTCCTCGGCAAACCAACTAAAATCGCAATCGAGCGGACTAAACAACTGCTGACCAAGCTGTCGCCAGAAGCTCGAGAAACAGCAGTATCGTTTCTGAAACACTATGACATCGAAGGTCTAACAGACAAGCTATAGGAGACTAGTCAAATGAGAACATACTTAATTTGTAACTCCATCGGCGGAGTTATCGATGTAATCAAGACTGCAACGTATGCAGACGCTTGCATCGAAGCATCCACTAAACCGAATGCTGAGTTCATCGTAGAACTCGCACAAAAGGACATAAACGCAATTAAGGAGACTAACAATGGCAAGACTAGTCGAACGGATAATTGAGCTAGGTTTTCTCCTAGCTCTCATCTACCTGCTGACCGGCTGTGCAACAATCAAAGGTCTAGCGCACGATGCCAGCTGGACAGCTGACAAGATTGACCAGTCGATTGTAGTTCCATCAGACTAATCAATAGATTAGTCAATAGACTAATCAATCACCTCGTCTCGGGTCTAGCGGAACTAGTGCACTCTTGCGCTAGTCCGCTAGGCCTAGTTGTTCAAACATTGAACATCTAAACAAAAAAAGGACAACTAAAATGCTAACGAAAAAACACTACAAAATAATAGCCGATGCAATCGCAGATACTACACAATGCAAAAGCTCAAATGACAACTACACATCCGGCTACAACGACAGCAGATTGCATCTTGCTCGTTTACTATGCATCCGATTTGCGGCTGACAATCCAAACTTTAGTGCAGAAAAGTTCTACAATGCATGTAAACTAAAGGAGACTAAAAAATGAACTCAACTACAATAATCGAGCAAATAATAGACGAGCTCATCAAAGTCAATGAAAAAATCGAAACTACAACTGACAAGCGGACTGAACTAAGACACAAACTTCAAGAAACTGAGGCAACTAAACAACAATTAGAAACTCAACGAAACGAGCTCATCGACGAGCTTATTAGAACAGTTAACGATTTAAGGAGAAACTAAAAATGAAGCTAAACAATAAAGCTAATCGCCTACTGAGCGACCTCATCAGAAACTACGATGAAATGCAACAAGTAAACGATGACATAAAGCTCAACAACAGATGGCTCGACGATTGCGACAAGCGAATTGCAGACGCTATATCTGAGCAGCGAGAGCTTTTCAGCGAGCAAAAGGAACTCAACGAGACCAAACGAAAACTGCAAAACGAACAGCTACAAATTATCAAAAAACTAGTTGATGCAATAAGCAGTTAAAGGAGAAACTAAAATGGAAAAACTATCAGCAGTCTTTACTCGAGAACGTGAGTGCAAACATTCCGTTCGCTACAAACCAATTGACGAAACCGGCGAAACTATAACATCGCTAGTTTACATCAAGAAGCAACTACTAAGCGACCTGAACTATCCAAACAAGCTCAAAATAACAATAGAAAAATGTTAAAAGCTCATCTAACAATTGGACGTTGTTTTGTAAAAATAAAACTTTACAAACAGCGTCCAATTTGCCTTAATATGGTGTCCGTAAAGCGGATTGAAGAACGCCAAGAGCTAAAAATGCACGATTACTATCGCCAAACAATCAGCCGGTTGCTCGAGTGCAACTATGACATCTTTCTACCTGCTCAGCAGCAATACGGCCACGAAATAGTCGTCAGCAACGGCGACTGGCTCAAGCGATTGCTAATTCGAACAGCAACGACTGACAAAAATCAAGGGCCTGCAGCAAAGCTACAAATAACCAAAAACAAGCAAACTTATCTCATCGATGGACTAGCTGTTGACGGAGTTCTCTGTTGCTGGCCACTAAACGGCGATGTTTGGCTAATTCCAATCGATGAAGCAATTGGCAAAGAAACTATTAGACTAGCGCATCGAGATGATTTACTAATCTCGCCAATCCAGCGGTTCGATGGCTACTTATCAAAAGAGACACAGCGAGAAATAGTTTCAATTATGAAAGCTCAATACAAATTTGAGCAAAAGTCAATCGATGCATCTGCAACTGAACAAAAGTTCTACGCAGACATACTAAAAGGAAACTAAACAAAATGAAAGAGCTAAAAATCTTCCTTCCAACTGTCCATCTAACCGATGGCATAACTCACCTAGCGCCAGAGCTATGCGACAAAATGTTCGACTACATAAACGCCGGCGCAATCGTTACAGTAGTTAATCCGCCTGGCTCAGTTGTCAACGGATTTGTGCGAAACGTGGCTGAAGTCTTGTTTCCTTGGAGGAAACAAACTGATTTAGTATCACCAGACTTCCTTCACGGTATCGATAGTCCGTTAATAAAAAATTACTTATCAACCCTTAAGAAAAGACGAAAGGAGCTAAAAGATGCGGACAGTGACTAAAGCCGTCCACCACAAAGGCCGCCACGTAGGCGACGTCGATGTGCCAGTCTACGAAACTGTAGATGAACTCATCGCAGCGGAGTCTGAGCAAACCATTCTGAATATGTTCAACAAGCAGAATGCAATCAGACTTCAAGCCAACGAGCGGGCTAAGCATACTGAAGGGCGAATGGGCAAGCAGAAACGCAGGGAGCTTGCGTTCAATCTGCTATCTGCCGATGAAATCGCTCAATTCAGCGGCAATATGGCTGGACTGCAAGAGTATCTCGATAGTGAAGAGATGCAGCGACGAGTGGCAGAGTCTCAAGCTGAAGCAGCAGTCTAATGGCAGTCGGGCAGCCGGTGCAATTCCGGCTGTTCGACTTATTCTTATTACTTGTGCAGCTGCAATAGCCTTGCAACATCCTTAGCTGCACAAGTCGTTATGATAAACTGGTTCAAATTATCCAAACTTGATAAATTGTCGCTGGTTACGCAGCTATCGCTATCTCGTGAGGCATTAGCACAACAAGCTAAAACTCGGCGAGTTAAGCGAGCAACCAAGCGGAAAACTAAAAAGATGAAGTTCAAATCAAAGGAGCTGGAGGAACTGTTCTACTCTATGCCAAAAGAGTTCAGAAGCCTTAACTGGTAACGGGAGGTTACTAAAATGCCATTAGATAACTCCGCTAAGCTCAAAATGTGCGAAACCTGTGCAAGGTCTTTGATATCTAAATACAGAAATCCTCGCATCGAGCACGATGAGCTAGTCAACATCGGATTTGCTGGGATAGCTAGCAATGAGCGGAGCCTAGCGTTCTCGCAAGCTTATCTGCACATGCTAAACTTTATCAATCGCAAGCTGCCGCAATGTAAACCAGACGTTAGATTTAGATACTATCGCAACGAGCCTGAACTATGGCAGCTAATCGACCTAAAAGATGCAGTAGCAAAGCTTACACCATCAGAGCGACAACTAATCAAAGAGTATTTCTACGACGGACTAACTTACGAACAAATGGCTATTTTACATAACAAAAAGTGCAGAGGCTCAATTGGCTGGAGTATCAATCGCATCTTGCGAAAGCTTGAGCGGTTTCTTCGATAAACTATGAAAGCAATTGATTACCTAGTCAACTGCACAAGTCGCTCGGACAGATTTGAGTTGTTTCCAATCGGCGACCCGCACATCGGCAAGCGGAACTGTGCAGAAAAAGCATTAAGTAAACAAGTGAACGAAATCTTGCGGCGAGCTAAAATGCCGCATCGACAGGTAGCAGTAATTTTTGGAGGCGACATAGTAAACGCAATCGACATAACTGACATCAGACGCTTCAACATCGATGACCTAGCTGACTGGTTTGTCGCTTGCGACGGCGAGACTACACGAGAGAGACTAGGCGATATGGTTAATCAGGAAGTCAATAGAGCAGTAGAAATTTTTAAGCCGCTAGCGCCTTACACAATAGGTGCAATCTATGGCAATCATGAGAAAGAGCTCAAAAAGCGACATAGCATAGACGCTCATCGAGAGTTTTGCAGGCGGATGGACATAAACGACTTAACTAACGAAGCCTGCATTAGACTTCGATTCAGGCGAAAAATGCACTCAAGCAACAAAGGTCCTACTAGCACAGTCAATCTATACATCAGGCACGGCTACGGCTCAGGCAGAACTGCTGGTGCCGAGCCTAACAAACTAGCACGAATGCAAGCTGAGTGGGAATGGGCTGACATTTGCTTCAGTGGACACACTCATACATTTCAGATTATGCCGCCAAAGCCAGTTCTCTATTTACCAAACAAAGGAAAACTTCCGCCTCAACTACTCCAACGCTATCGCTTCGCAGCTAACTGGGGCTGCTGGCTGTTCAGCCATCTTACAGGTCCCGGCAACTACGAAAGCGACAAATGCTACACTGCTAAGCCAATGATGACTATAAAGGCAGTCATCTGGCCTTTCTGGTCAACTCGGACAACTAACAACTATCAAATAAACATGCCTAAAATCGAAATTAGGCAATATCCAATACTCTAAATAAGGAGAAGCAAATGAAAAAAATTATCGAAGCACTTAAAGGCAAAAAGACATACATAGTAGCTGCCATTGTGCTAGCCATCTGGTTCGCCGAGTCTGTCCTAGGCATCGATGTGCCAGGTGCGGAAGTTAGCAATCCGCTCGAGTGGATAATGGCTGCACTTGGGCTAGCTACAACGAGAGCAGCAATCGCAAAGGCGACTGACGCTAATTGACGCAACTACTTGACCTTTATCACTTTCTCCTCTGAGGCCAGCAGACGGCGGAGTTTACCTGCACGCAGCCACCATCCTCGCTGCTGCAGTCCACACTTCTTGGCGAAGTAATCAACTCCGCCAGCTGGTCTTAAAGGCTCAATGACAGAAGGAGCGACATAAATGACAGAACTAATTTTGTTAGCAATTACTGGAAGCATAGCTTTAGCAGCAATTATCATTAAGACATTCTATAGCAACGCTGCTAAAGCGAAAAAGCTACAACAAGCCGTCTGGCAAAAAGAAAAGGACTTAAGTTATGTTACTGAAAAAATGGCTCTTGCCACTCGCACTCGGAACTATTCTGTTCGCAATAAACTTAACGAACATCGGCTGCAACTAATCAACGAGCTGGATAGACTCAGAAAGCAACTGGAGTTCTACAAACGACATTCTGCTTGACAACTACGAAGATGCAAATAGCGTTTACGTAGCAGTTCCATTTAGCAGATACGTTCATCTACTTAAATGCGAGGACAAATGTAAATAGCTTGTTCAATGTTTGAACAAGCCAATCTCGAGAAAGGAGAAATAAAATGACAGACATAGAGTTCGATGAGATTTTTGAGGACTTCGTTGACAAAATGCATCACGTATTAAGCTCTCGAGCTGAGCTATACGCTAGCGACGACCGGCTTAACAACTTCAAAAAGGCAGCTACTGTATTAAACAGACATCCGCTTGAAGTGCTAACTACGCTAGTCTCAAAACACTTTTGCGCTCTTTGCGACGAGATAGACCGAATAGTATATGAAGACAAAGAGCCAGATATGACCCTGATTAACAGCTTAGCAGTCGACATTGCTAACTATTGCGGGCCTCTTGTAATCGCACTAGTTAAAGAGACGAAGGAGAAAAAAGACGATGATACGAGTAGATAAGCACTTTACTATCGACTATGTCGATGCCAGCGGATTGAGCTGCTTTGCAAGATGTCCAGCGAGATACTTGTTCCAACGCTTAATGGGACTTGAGCTTCCTGACAAAAGCACAATAGCTGTCGACTACGGAACTGACATTCATAGAGCATTGCCGCACTGCTACAAAGGTGCAGATAACATACAGACAGCAGTTGAGCAGTTTACAGCATCTTGGAGTTCTCGTGAGCACGGCGAGTCCGATGAAAAGCGAACAACTAACCACGCAGTTGCATCGCTCAGTCAATTCGCCGCAACTCACTCACCAGACAAGTGTCCGTATAGGATACTTAACTTTCCAATAAAAGCGCCTACAGCTACAATAATTAGTCCTAACGAGATACCATTTCTGGTCGATATTGGAGGTGATTTGCCGGCAGCTGGGCGGATTGACGTAGCTGTCGAATGGAAAACTACAAATGACCTATGGGTGCTTGATTATAAAACGTCAAGCGAAATCTCCAGCAGATACTTCAAGAATTTCGAAGGCGCTCCGCAAACTTGTCTCTACACATTAGCGCTTAGTCAAATAGCTAATCGACGTGCTACTGGAATGATTATTGAGGCAATTCGAGTTAGCAAATGTAATGTGGAAACTCAAATGCAAATGATTTACGTAAAGGACGAAGAGATTACTGCGTTCATCCGATTTGCTAATCGAATATCGAAAGCAATTATTGCTTGCAACGAGTCGAAGAGTTGGCCTAAGCAGTTGACCGGCTGTTCTCCTTATTCAATGTTCGGCCAGCCCGGCAGACAATGCGAGTATAAAATGATTTGCGAGCAGTCCGATTGGACTTCAGTCTTGCGGTTCTACAAGCAAACAGAACCGTTTCATCCGTTCAAAGTGCGTTAAAGAGAAAGGAGAGTAAAATGAGCAAAACACGCAAAAGACCTACAGTCTTACAAAGAAAAGCTCGCAAAGAGAACTGGGCGCTCTGGCAACTAGCCGGTATGATTCCAGTTCTTCGAACAATGGCTGCACGGACTGAAATAAGCGAGCTTAAGGCACCGTGTGAAACTACAGCAATGATGCTTGAGATGATAGCTCAAAGAATTAAAGTTCGTCAATTAGCACGAAGGAAGCAAAAAAGATGAAACTCTGGTTAACTAAAAGCTCATACACAGGCGAGTATGTCGTCTGGAAAACTAAACCTGAAGCTCTGTTCGGAAACGACTATGCAGATGTAATGTATGTAGATGGTGAAGTTGTAGCTCGTGGGCTCTATGCATTCGACCAGTTGTTTCCTAAACTTTGCTCAAACATTCAACCAGCAGGAAGGACAACAATTGAGCTAACCGAAACCGACAATGGATACTTATTACGAAAGGCATAAAGATGAAAGCAGCGGACTTAAAAACTCAAAACAAGCCGCCTAACCTGCTATTTTACGGGCCTGCAGGTAGCGGAAAAACTGCCTTAGTTAGCCAAGCATACAAAGGCTACATGTTCGACTTCGATGACGGAATGCGGACAGCATTGACGCTCAACGACAAGTTCACTAAATATCGCCAATCGCTGACATTTGACACCTACGTAGATGAAAACCCGCTTCAGCCGACTGCATATATGAACGCTAAAAAGAAGCTATTAGAAATCGGCAAAGCAATCTCATCTAACCAATGGCAGTTTGACGCTTGCATAATAGACTCCTTAACTGGCCTCTGCCGAGCCGCACAACTGCACGTAATGGCTTGCTCAGGCAATGCATTAGCACAGCCAAAAATACAGCACTACGGAATGATAGTTAACGAAGTTGAGTCTATCCTAACTATCCTTCGCTCGTTCAAAGTTTTGACGCTTGTTACTGCTCACGAGATGCTCGTTGAAACTGATACAGGAACGCTCATAAGAATAATGTCGGCAACTAGACCTCACGGAATGAACAAACTGCCTTGGTTGTTTGATGAGGTGCTTTATACAAAAGTCATCCGGCGAGGTCAAGGCAAGTCGGACTATATCGTCAGCGGCCGCTCGACTAGCGCAATCGTAACTAGGACTCGGAGTGGCATAACTGACGACATTGTGCATAACGAGGAAGGCCTTCAACTAATTTTAGAGAAGGCCGGCTATAAATATAAACCCTTTTATGGAGGCGAACAGTATGCCAATAGTTAATGTAGATGTTGCTGACGAAAGTAAATTTCAGCAAAAGAGCTTCAAGCTGTTGCCAAAAGGCAACTACGTCTTTGAGCTCGCAAAGAACCTGGTTGTTGAGCAAGCAAAGACTTCAAACAATCGGAAGGTAGATGTGGAAGCTGTCTGTATGGACGAAGGTGAGTTCAAAGGGACTAGAGTATGGACGACTATTGCGCTCACTCCAAAAAGCGACTGGCGGTTAGTCCACTTGGCTTTAGCCTGCGGAACTCAAACAAAAGATGAGATTAAAGCAGCAGGCGGAGTTGACCTATCGCTCTTGACAGCCGGCTGCCGCTTCGAAGCATCCGTCGATGTTACACCTGAGCAGACCGCTCCAGATGGCACTGTCTACCGAGCGAAGAATACAATAACTAGGTTTCTCTTTGAGAGCGATGAGTAGAATGACGAAAGTAGCAACGGACAACTTAGCAATTGACAGCTCAGCAATTGACAACTCAGCAATTGACAGCTAACCCTTTCTACTCTCCTTCTCTCGCCGCCCTGCGGAGGTATGAACGGCAGCAGTTTCTCTGGTGGATACCTTTAGCGAGGATGATGGGAGCCTCGCACGTATCGGCGGTATTTATTGAAAGGACATAACTATGACTATGAACAACGCAAGGATAAAATGCTTCGGTGGATACATACCGATTAGAGACATTGAAGCAATAGATACTAAACAAAAAATATGGAAAGGCAAAAGAATAGTCGAAATCGGAACTCCGACTGATGTGCTTGAAGAGCTATTTTTCAGTAGAGACTATAGTTCAGACAGTGAAATAGACAAGCTGCTCTGTGAAAAGCACATTAAAGACAACAGCATACTTGGCTGTGAGTTCTGGCTAATACCAAAGGAAAAACTATTGTTCGGCTACGACCCGCCGTCAACTATCTTAAAACCAGACATTAGACCATCAAGCAGCCGACCGAGGATACAAATATGATAGACATTAAAGATGTTTTGCTGATAGCAATACTAATAACTATATTACTCTGGACACGGAAACGATGAAGATAAAAATAAAGTCAATAGAAGTAAAGCAAAAAGAAGGCAAGCGTGCTCGAGGCGACTACGGCGACTTGACGAGGCTGGCCAAGTCGATTAAAGAACACGGACTTATGCATCCAATTGTAGTTGACAAAGCGACTAGCGGAGACAAAGAATACATTCTCATCGCTGGCGAGCGGCGATTGCGAGCTGCAGTTCTCATCGGACTATCTGAAATAGAAGCAACTTTAGTTTCGCAGACAACTGCATTAGAGCGCAAGGCAATGGAGCTCGAAGAGAACGTGATAAGGAAAGACTTAACTTGGCCAGAGGAAGTTGAGTGCTTAAGACAGCTGCACGAATTGCGGCAGCAAATGTATGGAGCTGCGACTCGTGCTAAAGATAACGTTGGCTGGGGAGCTCGAGAGACTGCTGAGGCAGTTGGACGCTCGCTTGGTT